CTTCGATGCCTGGATGCAGAACGGCAGCCTGCAGCTGGTTCCCAAGCACGGCGGCAACGGCCTGCAACTGGCCCGGCTGAATTATCAGGCGGTGTTTATGGTGGAGGATCTGCCGTTTCGGGAGCTGGACCCGGCGGTGGTGCTGGCCACCGTGGCCGCCTGGCTGCAGGACTTTGATGCCGAGCGCGAGCAGCTGGAGCTGCCCGATCCGGACTACGACGTGGAGCCGGTGGACGAGCACAGCGCGGACTTGACCATCAGCGTGCCCTTCAGCGAACCGCTTTACCTGCTGGCCGACGCCGCCGGCCCGGTGCGCTACGGCGGTCAGCGCTACCGGGTGGCGCCCTATGAGGTGTGGGTGGCCGAAGCCGGCAAGCTGTGGGTGAACCAAAGCGGGCCCTATCCGCTGGGAGGTGGTGCGTGATCCACTTCGATCTGAAAGGCGCCGTGTCGGTTGCCGACCGGCTAAAGCTGGCCATGCTGCCCCCGGATCGCCGGCGCCGTCTGCTCAACACGGTGATGCGTCAGGCGGTGGACGACGCCAAGGCCAACCTGAAGGCCCAACGCGGCCCGGATGGCAAACCCTGGCCCAAGCGCAAAAAGGGCCGCAAGAAGATGCTCGGCAAGCTGGGCAAGAGCCTGGTCAGCCACGCCAACGCCGATGAAGGCACCGCCGAGTGGAAGAACAAGCTGGCCGGGCAAACCGCGTTCAAGCACCAGTACGGCCTGCCGGAGATCTACACCAAGGCCAAGGCCCGCCGGCGTAGCAACAGTGCCAAGGAGGCCGCCGACCAGAACGGACCGGCGACCCGGCATCAGGCGCGGCTGCTCAAGCAACTGGGCTACAGCATCACCGTCGGTAAACGGGTCAAGCGTACCCGCCAACCCGGTATCGCCTGGATCCGCAAGAACCTGAGCTTCGAGCAGGCAGGTCAGACGCTGAAGATGCTGATTGCCGAGAAGCGCAACCAACGCCAGGGCAAAAGCAGCTGGGAGATCCAGGTACCGGCGCGGCCCTTTCTGGAAATCGACAAGCAGCGGGTGCTGGATGCCCTGGCCGCTGAACTCAACCGCAGAGGTTAACCATGACTCCAACTATCCAGGTAAACAACCAAAACCAGATGCAGGGGCCGACCAACGAGGTGGAACGCCACTTCCTGTTTGTGGGTCAGGCCACCAAGAACAGCGGCAAGCTGCTCTCGCTCAACACCCAGTCCGACCTGGACGAACTGCTGGGCAGCGAGGACAGCCCGCTGAAAACCAATGTGCAGGCCGCCCTGCTGAACGCCGGCCAGAACTGGAGCGCCCACGCCCGCGTGCTGGCCCTGGGCGAAGACTGGACCCAGGCCGTGCTCGACGCCCAGAAAACCGCCTCCTTCGAGGCGGTGGTGCGGGTGGACCCGGTGGACCAGGTGGACGAGATCAACGCCGCCCAGGCGCTGCGCCAACAGCTGATCGCCACCTGGGGCCGCTGGCAGTTCATCATGCTGGCGGTGCCCGGCATCGATCCCGCGCTGCAGAGCTGGTCCGATTACGAGCTGGAGCTGGCCACCCTGGCCGACGGCATCGCCGCCGACGGCGTGATGCTGGTGCCCCAGTTGCACGGCAACAACGCCGGAGCCCTGGCCGGGCGCCTGTGCAACCGGGCGGTGACCATTGCCGACACCCCCATGCGGGTAAAAACCGGCGCCCTGGTCGGCCTGGGGCCAACCCCGGTGGACAGCGGCGATCTGCCGTTGCCGCTGTCCACCCTGCAGACCCTGGAAGCGGCCCGCTACTCGGTGCCCTGGTGGTTCCCCGATTACGACGGCATCTACTGGGCCGACGGCAACCTGCTGGACGTGGAGGGCGGCGACTACCAGGTGGTGGAGAACCGCCGCGTGGTCGACAAAATCGCCCGCCGCCTGCGCATCCGGGCCATCAGCCGCATCGGTGATCGCCAGCTCAACAGCACCCCGGCCTCCATGGCCGCCGCCAAGCTCTACTTCATGCAGGATCTGCGGGCCATGAGCAAGTCGGTGACCATCGCCGGCATCACCTTTCCGGGGGAGATCATGCCGCCCGACGACGGCGACATCGTCATCGAGTGGCTGAGCAAGTACGAGGTGGCCATCTATGTGCTGGCCCGCCCCTACGACTGCCCCAAGAAAATCGGCATCAACATCATCCTCGATCTGACCCCTCCGGGAGGTAACGCCCAATGAGCCGCCGCATCTCCGGCATCAACTTCGACGTGGAAATCCTGGGCACCATGATCCACATCGAAAAAGCCACCCTCACCATCAACGACAGCTCCGCCGTGGCCCAGACCCGGGGCATCACCGACGGCTATGTGGACGGCGACGTCACCGCCGACGTGGAATATGAGCTGGATACCAAGAACTTCAACCGGCTGAGCGACGCCGCCCGCCGGGCCGGCTCCTGGCGCGGCATCGAGCCCCACGACGTGCTCTATTACGCCAACACCGGCAGCGACGAGTTCAAGGTGGAGGCCTTCGGCATCAAGCTGCAGATCTCCGACCTGCTCGATATCGACAGCAAGGGCGGCGACAAGAGCATCCACAAGCTGAAGGGCTTTGTCACCAGCCCGGACTTTGTGCGCATCAACGGGGTGCCCTATCTGTCCGGTGACGACACCCGTCACCTGATCGGGTAACCGCCATGGATCTGATCGACCGCGCCAATGACTTAAGCGACTGGCTGCTGGCCAAGCAGCTGGCCGCCCAGACCGGCCACCGACCCGCCGGCGACAGCCGCGCCGACTGCCTAGAGTGCGGCGAGCCCATTCCCGAGGCCCGCCGGGTGGCCCTGCCGGGCGTCACCCTGTGCGTGCACTGCCAGACCCTGATGGAGAAAAGACGATGAGCAAGAACAGCTTTGACGGGCTGCACTTCCAGCGCCGTGAATTCGCCTGCAAATGCGGCTGCGGTTTCGATGCCGTGGACGCCGAGTTGCTGGGCGTGCTGGAGCAGCTGCGCGCGGATCTGGGTGGCCATGCCGTGACCATTACCAGCGCCTGCCGCTGCGACAGCCACAACCGCAAGGTGGGCGGTGCCCGCAACAGCGTGCACCGGCTGGGCAAGGCGGCGGATATCCAGGTGCGGGGCATTGCGCCCGCCAGGGTGGCCGATTACCTGGAGCGCACCTACCCCGGCCGCTATGGCATCGGCCGTTACGCCACCTTCACCCACATCGACGTGCGCGAGCAGGCCGCCCGCTGGGGGCAGTCATGAGCCAATGGAAAGATATCGCCGGCACCGTCGGCCGCCTTGCCGGCACCCTGGCCCCGCTCTTGGGCGGTCCGGTGGGCCTGGCCGCCAGTATCGGCGGCCAGATTGCCACCGCCCTGGGCACCGATGCCCGCCCCGATGCCGTCCAGCGCGAACTGGTCCAAAACCCCGAGGCCGCGCTCAAGCTGCAGCAGTGGGCCCATGAAGAACGGGAGCAGATCCGCCAGGCCCACATCCGGCTGCAGGAGCTGGAACTGGCCCGAACCGAGGCCACGCTGGCCGACGTGCAGCACGCCCGGCACAGCCACGGCGAACACTGGATGCCGGCCCGCCTCACCCTGCTGCTGGCCCTGATGGTGGTGGCCCTGACCGTGGCGCTGATGGCCTGGTCGGTGCCCGAGGGCTCCAAGGAAGTGGTGTTCTACCTGGCGGGCCAAATCGTGACCGCCTTCCTCGCTGCCGTGACCTACTGGCTGGGCAGTTCGCGGGGCAGCGCGGAGAAGCAGAAAAAACTGGAGCAACTCACGGGAGGCACCCTTGGCACAAGTAGCGGAATGGCTGGGACTGGCCATCGCGGCGGTGGGCTTGTTGATCGGGGCCCTTAGCCCGGTGCTGACCAGCCTGTTCGGCAAAATCAGCCGGCAGCAGATCGACATGGCCAACCACCGGGCCCACGTGGCCGAGAACTACGCCACTAAGGCCGAAATGACCGAAGGCATCAACCGCCTGGAAAAACGCATCGACAGCGGCTTCAACCGCCTGGATGAAAAACTGGAGAGACTGAACCAATGAGCAAGCAAACCATCACCCTGATCGTGAACGGCACCGAGCTGGCGTTCGAGCCCACCACCCAGGCGTACAACAAGTACATCAACGAGCTGAGCATGGACGACAAGGTCGCCCCGGCCCACAACTACCTCAACCGCATCGTGGCCGCCGACAGCAAGGACGCCCTGGCCAGGGTGCTGGCCCTCACCGGCGCCGGCCTCAAGCTCGCCGCCAAGGTCAACGAGGCCTTCGTGCCCGAGCTTGAGATCAGCATAAAAAACTGACCCGCCGGGCCCGGGCCATCGAGGCCAACCAGCTGGAGCAGGTGCTGGCACTGCGCCGCCACTACCTGCCCCAGGAGCCCGATGACGAAGAGACCCTGGCCCGGGCGCTCTGGCTCGACAAACAGCACTGGGACAACACCGCCCACGCCATAGCGGCGGGCATAGCGAAGGCGTTCAACGGCACATGAAGCACCTGGAACAATTGATGCTCACGGTGAGCCTGGTCGACAAGGTGACCAAGCCCATCCAGGGCATCAACCAACAGCTGAAACACACCGGCGAGATGGGCCGCCAAAGCTGGGACAAGGTCGCCGGCGGGGCGGCCGGCCTGGCCGCGTCCGGCGTGGCCCTGTACCAGGCGCTGATGCCCGCCATCGAGATGGATCGGGTGCTGGGAGAAGTGAAATCGCTCGGGGTGGTGCAGGACGACCTGGACCAGCTGGCCCACACCGCCGCCGACTTTTCCATCGAGTTCGGCAAGTCGGCCACCGAGTTTGTGGGGGCAGCCTACGACATCAAGTCCGCCATGGGCGAGTTGTCGGGCAAGGAGCTGTCGGGCATCACCAAGGCCTCCGCCGTGCTGGCCGCCGCCACCAAGGCCGACACCGCCACCATCACCGGCTACATGGGCACCATGTATGGCGTGTTCAAGCAACAGGCCGAGGCCATGGGCAAGGACAACTTCGCCGCCATGGTGGCCGGCCAGACCGCCCAGGCGGTGGAGATGTTCAAGACCACCGGCGCCGAGATGAGCGCCGCCTTTACCAGCATCGGCGCCGCCGGTACCGCCGCCGGCATTGCCATGCACGAGCAGATGGCGGTGCTCGGCACCCTGCAGGCGACCATGTCGGGATCCGAGGCCGGCACCAAGTACAAGGCATTCCTGGCCGGTATTGCCGGCGCCCAGGACAAGCTGAACCTGAGCTTCGTGGACGGCAACGGCAACATGCTGGGCATGGTGGCCATCCTGCAGAAGCTCAAAGACAAGTTCGGCGACACCTTCACCGTGGCCGAGTCCGACGCCCTGAAAAAGGCCTTCGGCTCCGACGAGGCGGTGGCCCTGATCAAGCAGATGATCCCCGATATCGACGGTCTGGCCCACAGCATCGACGGCGTGGGCCGTCAGACCGGCATGGACAAGGCCACCCAGATGGCTCACGCCATGACCGACCAGTGGGAGCGGCTGGGCGCGGTGTGGTTCGCCCTGCGCGCCGGCGCCGGGGCCAGCGTGCTGCCGACCATCAGCGCGGTGGTGGGCGGCATCGTCGACGGCATGGCGGTACTGGTGAAGTGGACCCAGATGTTCCCCCACCTCACCGAGGCGGTGACCTGGACCGCCCTGGGCCTGGCCGGCCTGACCGCCGTGGCCGCCAGTTGGACGCTGATCATGGGGATCGGCGGCAGCATGTCGCTGTTCTTCGGCAGCAGCCTGCGCCTGTTGCTCAGCCCGCTGAAGCTGGTGCGCCTGGCCATGATCGCCATGCGCCCGGCACTGATTGGCCTGAACATGCTGATGGCGGTCAACCCCGCCGGCCTGATGGTGGCCGGCATCATCGCCCTGATCGCCGCGCTCGGGGCGGCGGTGTTGGCCGTGTACAAGTTCTGGGAGCCGATCCAGGCGTTCATCGGCGGCTTTATCGCGGGCTTTATCCAGGCGGCGGCCCTGGGTGAACTGTTCACCCCCTTTGTGGGACTGTTCCAGGTATTTACTGCGGTGCTGGGCTGGGCGGCGGACTTGCTGGGGGCCTTGCTGGGCGGCTTTCTGGCCCTGCTTTCCCCGGTGGAAATGACCACCGCCCAACTGGACGGGGTGGCCGCCGCGGGCCAGAACATCGGCAACGTGTTCGGTGCCATCTTCAACGCCATCCTGTTCCCGATCCGCATGGCCGGCAAGCTGGTGCAGTGGCTGCTGGAAAAGATGAACCTGATCCCCGGGGTGGATATCGACCTCAGCGGCGTGGATATGGCCCTGCCGGAGCAGGCCGAGCTGCCGCCGGTGACCCAGGAGGTGGTGCGCCGTCAGGTCGGCGAGGCCGAGTTGGCCACCCCGGCATTGCTGGCCGCCACCCCGCTGCGACAGGCCCGGGCGCCAATGCCCTTACCGGTACCCGAGCAACGCACCATCGAGCCCCTGCCGCTGGCACCTCCCCTGCCGGAGCAACGAACCATCGACAGCCTGCCGGTGGCACCGACGATCCCCGCAGGCCACGCCCGGCTGCAGCAGCCGCTGGCCGAGGCCCGGGCGCCGGACACCCTCAAGGCGCCGCCGGCGCCCATCCTGCCCCAGTTGGCCCGGGTCGCCAGCCAGAATAATGGCAAGACGGTGCACTTCGGGGATGTGCATATCAAGAACGAGCAGGGCATGGATCCCCATACCCTCGCCGAATGGGAGGAACTGCAGTATGGCTTCTGACCGCCGCTATATCGACCTGCTGGTGGAGGACTTCGGCCTGGTGCTGGACGCCGGCGCCCAGCCGGTGACCACCGACAACCGCCACAGCATCGGCCAGGACATCAAGCACGCGGTGCTGGAGTCGGGCCTGGCCCGGGCACTGATTGGCGAGCGCAGCCCGGTGCTGCGCGCCGATATCCGCACCCAACTGCGTATCCTGGTGGAGCAGGACCGGCGCCTGGTGCCCGGTACCGCCGAGGTGCGCGAAGAGACACCCGACCGCTACCTGCTCACCGCCCGCACCTATGAGTTCGGCGATCTGGAGGTGTGGCTATGAGCGTGCGTCCCCAGGTGGATTTTGCCCGGCTGCTCGCCGCCGATGGCATTCCCACCACCACCGACGCCCTGGAGCAGGAACTGGCCCGGGAGGTGACCGCCGCCGGCTCCATCATCACCAACGACAGCCGTATGAGCCCGTTCTGGCGGCTGCAGCGGGCCATGGTGGTCAAGCCGGCCCTGTGGCTGCTCAATCAGCTGCTGGTCGGCCACGTGCTGCCCAACAGCTTCGCCGCCACCGCCAAGGGCTATTACCAGGATCTCAAAGCCTGGGACGTGGGCCTGGAGCGCAAACCCGCCACCGCCACCCGGGGCTGGGTGGAGTTCGTCAAGGACAGTCCGGCCACGGCGGTGACGATAGAAGCCGGCACCCGGATCAGCACCGAACGCATCAACGGCCGCCTCTATACCCTGGCGGTGGTGACCACCGTGGTGATCCCCGCCGGCCAGGCCTCGGGCCTGGTGGTGTGCCAGGCCACCGAGGCCGGCACCGCCTGGAACCTGCCCGCCGGCTATTACTGCATCCTGCCCAGCCGGGTGCCCGGCATCAGCGCGGTACGCAACCCGGTGGACTGGATCACCGAGCCCGGCGACAACGAGGAAGACGACGACGCCCTGGGGCTGCGCATCCAGAACCAGTATTCGGTGGTGGGGCGCTATCACATCGACGCGGTGTACCGGGCCATGCTGGCCGCGGTGGCCGGCATCCGCTCGGACAACATCTTCTTCGAGCATGACGCTCCGCGCGGCCCCGGGACCGCCAACGCCTACATCCTGATGGAAGTGGGCCCCACCCCGGCGGCCCTGATCGACAAGCTCAACCGCTACGTCAACCAGGAAGGCAACCATGGCCACGGCGACGACCTGCAGTGCTTTGCCCTGCCCGACACCCAGCATGC